TTCACCAACTGCAATAAAAACGGCATGGCATCAGCTTTGGAGTGGAGGACAGCAGAGACAAGAGGTCGGCACAAGGGATCACGCGCCACAGTTAACAGCGTGTCATCAGACAACGCTGGCAGAAAGGCGGGACTCTCGAGACCGAGCATCAAGCTCTGGAACATCTGTTGTGAGTAGCAGTAGTCAGGTTTGACACGTGCCATCTCATCACGCAGTTGTTTGAATTTGTCATCCACAAAGCAATATTCTAGCATCATAGAGAGCAACTGTTCAGGATAAAATTGCAATTTCTTGCGCTCCTTCCTAGTCAGCATATAACAGTGCTTCTCCCAATTTTGTGGCACAGGCACCCAAACTCCTTTGTGCTGCTTGAAGCCGTGGGAACAGAACACTCGCGTGCTCATACTTCCAAGCGAAATCTCCTTGCACTTAAAGCCGTAGCGCTTAAGCCAGTCCTGATACTGAGCGACCGGGATCCCACGCATTCTTTCTAGCGTGTCATCACCTATCGCAATGAGTTTGTGGCGCACAGGATCATAGATCTTGTGCTCTTCAACACAGAATAATACTTTCAAAATTACTTGCATTCGCGAATTTCCTGAGATCGTGATCATTGACCCAGATCGAACAATTCCAGGGAGGCCCACATCTTGGACAAGGATGGTGCCATCAGAAAATATCACTCGCGAAACCAAAAGAGATTGGTAGCATGCTTTGAGGCAGTGTTCCCAAATTGGGTTAGGGTTCAAACAGAGGCGCCATCGGCATTCGTAATCGAGCCAGATGAGCCACGCAGGAACACTCAAATCCCAAGATCTCTTGTCAACATCAGCAATTTCGTCACTCCCATCGTCTAAGGACTTAAATATACGATGGGCTCCACCGCGAACCCAAGCCATCCCGACTTTCGTAGGAATATCTTCGAAATTGGCTAGTTCAGCGGCGAGGGAGGGACCAAAGAAATACCTATGGATAAGTTGGTAAGCCAAAGGCATGGCCCAGATTAAGCGCAAGCGCCCCTCTCGGATCTTTTCAATCTTGTGTGGTTCAGGCTTCACGAAGAGTCGGACTGTCGGGGGTGGCAATTGCTCACCACGCCTCAAAAATCCCATAAGATATATAAACTCCGCGCATACCTGTTCCGTGAGCGAGTCAGAGTCAATCACCTGCTGGTTTGAGGTTACCCCCTGCCAGATATAAGGATACCCAGGCGATGATTTCGGATCAATTTGTAAAAGCAAATCTAAACACAATTCACGACATTGTTTATCAGTAGGAAAAACATCGAACAAAGCAAACCATCTTCCTTTAGTGTACAATCCTTCAACAGTGTCCAAGGCAGCCTTCACGAATTTTGCAGAAGGCGGGGCCGAGGTGTTAAAATTTTTGGGAACTTGGGAAAGAAAGCTTAGCTTTTCGCCTCTTGCGGAGGTGTCGGGCTTTGCAAAACCACTGGCGGTGTTGATCCAGTCGACGGGACAGTCGGGCTGCTCAACCCACTGGGTGGTGGGGTGTTTGAGGTCTCTTTCGCGCTCAGCACTGACAATGAAGGGGCCAATGGAAGCTCCGGTTCGGAACGCTTCGGTAAGAGGATCACTGTGTTGTCCTTGTACCTCAGCATGGTTGCTCCATTTTCCAATCGCACTGACTGGAAGCTCTGACCTTTCTTGTCCACGCGTTCCGGGCTCCATTTGAGCGTTTCCAGCTCTGGTGTCATCCTGAATCGCGTGACTCCCTCCAACTTCGCTTGACGTTTCGAGCGTTTGCTGTCGGGAGCGTTTAAATCTTGCAGCGGCAAACTCATTGGGACTTGAGCGGGCTGGGCCACGGAGACGCCAGTTGGGGCTTTCGCTTCCCGCTCTTTCTTCTGTTTTTGCTTCGCTCGATATTTCGCGTTTTTGGTCAGAACGGCCTTCGGTGGAGATTGAACCACCGAATCCTTCTCTTCTTTCTTTTGCACCGGTTTTTCGGCTGCCGCGCTCGGTGCTTTGTCGGGCGCCGGATGAAAAACCTGTTCTTTTGGTGCTGTCTCCAGACGAGGGTCAGCATCACCAGCACCAAGCTGGCTCACTTTTGGCGGTGTCTGCATTGCTGCTAACGCTGCCTGAAGCTTGTCGGGAGTCAACCCGATGATGTTGAGTTTGGTTTTGCACGAATGCTTCTCGTCTTCTGAACCACAGAGACAGTGGAAGGTTCGCGCTGGTGTCGCCACCGGCGCGGAACTCGTAACGAATTTGGTATAATCGTCCACCACCGGCCTGTCCTTTGCAGGACCTTCACGTCCGCCAGTGCCGACGTCACCTGAGACAGCTGCTGCCATGCCGTTTCCAGCACGAGCTGCTCTCATCAAGGCTGCGTCATCCTCAGCGTCCTTCTGTTCTTGTGTGCGATGGTCTCGCTCACGTTGATCATCTTGAAGTTTCTCAAGTCGGTAATGTTTCTTAGCCCATTTCTCAACATCCTCCCAATAGTCGTCACTGAGTGTGCGGCTTTCCACTTCATCACGCGACTCTCTAAGGAATCGACCGTCCTCAAGCTCCATTTGGTAGGCATCGTATTGTTGCTCATCCATAATGAAGGTTCGGCCAGTCTTCCCTGATCGCAGCGCATGCATTTTTTCCATGCCTCGGTGAAATTCACGCTCCTCATAGACGTCAGCGTTGTCGCGCATATGGTTAAGTGCGTTACCAACGACAAACTTATCGGAGTCTTCCTGTGGTCCTTCAAGGTGCTTGTAGTTCTTAGCCCGAGGGCCAAAACCATAGCGCGTATAGAACAAGTTGAGAGCGACAAGCATAGGGCCAATTGCAATGCAATGATTGGGTTTGGAGGGACCTCCACCCATAAAATGCATGAACATAACCTTAGTGCCGCACAACACAGGCCAGCCACACCAGCCTTCAAAAGTCGTGGAGTAATGCTCGACGATAGTTTTTGTTGGGGGCATGATGCGACCGGAAGAGAAATAAAGCTTTCCATCAATCATCCCGTGAAACGTGCCGGTAAGTGTGTTAAACGAGCCAGCTGCAGGAGCGTCGTACGGAGCGGCGCGAATGTTGGCGGGCCACTGAGTCACGGGGTGCAGAACAAATTCCAAATCTTTGAACGTAAACATAGTCGTGCTGTCTTTAGAAAAAGCGGTCCGCGCTCCTGTGGGACCTTGTAGGAAGATCATCTCTCCTTCCTCGTACTCGTTCATCTGATGAGCGGTACAAGC